TGCTTTTGCCTTCTTCAAGGATTTCGGATGTACCCGTATCAGAACATCCTCCTTGTACTTTCTGAATGCGAAGCCTAGAAACTTGAAGTTCTCCCGGGATGTTATCCGGGTCACTCGGCTCTTTTCCCGGTTCACTTTTAGCTTCAGTTTTCCTTCGAGAAAGCGTATGCTGCTTTCCAACAGCCGTTCTGCAGCCCGCTGGCTTTTGCAAAGAAGAACGATGTCGTCGGCATACCGGATGACCGGCACGCCTCTCCTCTCGTATTCCTTGTCAAACTCATGAAGGTAAATATTCGCTAACAGTGGGGATAGCGGGCCGCCCTGCGGGCTTCCCTCCTCCGTGGCAATCCTGATTCCGTTTTCCATGACTCCGCTTTTCAGAAATTTCTTAATCAGCTGGATTACTCGTTCGTCTGTTACTTCTTTTCTCAACAGATTCAACAGCTTTTCATGGTTCAACGTATCGAAATACTTGCTCAGATCCAGTTCTACCGCCCATTCGTAGTCGTCGAATACATATCCTCTGATTTTGAGGATTGCGTCCTGTGCGCTTCGTCCGGGCCTGTATCCATAGCTCCCCTCTGAGAAGATCGGTTCCCATATCGGAGCAAGTATCTGCGAGATTGCCTGCTGTACAATCCGGTCGATGACCGCTGGTATCCCTAGCTTCCTTACCCCGCCATCCGGCTTCGGGATCTCTTTCCGCCTTACCGGCTGAGGTTTGTACTTTCCGCTTTGGATACTCTCTGTCAGTTCCTTCCCGTGTTTCTTGAGCCATGGGAGCGCCTCCTCTACGGTCATGCCGTCTACTCCCGGTGCTCCTTTGTTCGCCTTGACTCTCTTGTAGGCCCTGTTCATGTTATCCCTGAACAGAATCCTTTCCAACAGTCTTGGCTCCCTGACTTCCGTTTCTCCAGCTTCCGGTCGGACAGCACTCTGCGCTCCTGCATACTCTTTGCATTCCGTGCTATCCCTTTGCAGGCAGCCGCCTTCTCCGGCGTTTTCTGCTTTCTCCATGCTGTCCTCCTTTCTCCGGTTAATCCGGACTGCATTACTTCGGCCCTTCCCATTCCTGGTACTATGGTCTCAGCTGACTCCTGCGCGTTCAGCGTGGCTTTCTTTATATGACCACGGTTACCCCTTTCAGGGCGTTCCGCGCAGGCCTCCCCGGGTACCACACGTTTCTTTCCCTCCATCTACCTGCCACATTTACCCCGCATGATTCCGTGTAGCTATTGGGCTTTGACTTGTACTGGAGCCTTACCCTCATGCAGACCCTTATATGTGGTTCCTTTTCGTCAGGCCAGAGGTTTGCCCGTGGTTAGTCTGCTCCCACATCCGGCTTCCTTCAGATTCCACCTCGCGATGGACACCCTTGCCTTCGGCTGTACCCTTCCCACTACCGGGCGGGTTCGGGACTTTCACCCATTAGAAACGTGCGCCGCCGGGCACACAGCAAAAAAGAAAGCGCCGTGTTTCCACGACGCCGTCTTTTTGAATTAGTTAAATATCCATGGACTAAATTTATCATTCTTTGAATTTTTCTTAACTTGGTCATATAGTTCCTTGCTTCCGAATTTAACTGTGAACATTCCCAGTCTGCTCTGGAATTTACAAGTTAAATCCTCGTCCTTGGTTTTTGTTTCCTTCTTCCGAAATATCTTCATAATGTCCTCAAATTTAATCATGGTTTTAAACCTCCTTTCATTATAGACTATGTTCATTGTGCGAGGGCAAAAAGAAAGCGCCGTGTTTCCACGACGCCGTCTTTTTGTTCTTTTTATCTGTCTCTGAAGTAGGCGTCAATCCAATCCTCATCTCCGTTTTCCTTCGTATCAACCAGCGAGATAAACATTCCGTCCTCAGGGTCTGATTCAATATTAGCTTCCCTTGCATTGGGATGTGCGGCCAGAAATTCAGAAATCTTTTTCATTGCCTGAATTCCGGTCAAATCCCAAAACTGTTCTTCGTTATCCCAGTCCTTTTCGTCTTCGATCCATTTCACAGTTTCAACCATGTATACTTTGTTAGTCATAGCTAACACCTCCTTCATTAAGATCCATGTTCATCGTGCGAGAGTAAAAAAGAAGTCCGCGTTTTACGGACTTCCATTTTGAATAAATCCTTTATACTTCTACAATCTTAACCATATACTTCATAATCAGCTGTGCAATAGAATTGTCATTTTGCCATTTTTTCCAGTCAAGTTTATGCTTCATTGAATCCATGCAAATCATCGTATTCAAAATAACTGTTTTCACCTCGTCTTTCGTTCCGCCATTCCAGATTACAGAATGAGCCAGCTTTGCCGCTCTTTCCGTAATAATCCTATGCCGCATTTCCGTAAACTTTGGATCAAAATTCTCCATTTTGTACTTCTTCAGAATTTCCTTGTATTCTTCTTCGCTTACAACCTCCTTTCTCATCTCCAGCAGTTCCTTCCAGTTCGCCATCTGCTTTTCGTTCATGTTTTAGGCCTCCTTCATAATAATAGGATTTACTCCCATTAATACACATGTTCGACGTGCGTATTGTATACTGTATACTGCGGAAGACCGAAAAAAAAATAAGAGACCATGCAGATGGTCTCTGTGAGGTTTTTATTCTGTACACTCGTTAAATTGCCAGTCCAATAGCCTTTCACGAATATAAATCACCGTATCGTGATCGGACTTCTTCTGCTGATAATTTTCGACTACTGCGTTCCAGATTTTGTTCCTCAATTCTTCCAATTCCATAAGGCTCTTATTTTTCTCCGTTAATTCCTCTTTCGAAATGATACAAAGCTTTTTCATCAACATTTTACTTTTCTCCTTTCTTATTAGGATTTCTCCTTCATTAAGATCCATGTTCATCGTGCGTGCTGTATACTGTATCCATTAAAAAGCCAAAAAGATACCGTGTTTTTGACACAGCTCTATCTATTAAAGGTGTTTTTCAGACGAGTCATATTTGATCAAATATAAGTCGTTCTAAAAGCATCCTCTTATTACGAAAGGAGGATGTTGACATGAATATCCAGGATCTGTACAATCTAATTGAATCGCACCTTGACAGCAGCATAGAACATGAATCAAGCACACAAATGAAGCGCATTAAATTGCCCATTCCAGAAGAATTCGGAGGCGGCCTTGCTACAGGCAACACACTTGAAGACGCCGTCCGTAACCTAATTGCCCGTCTCGGTATCAAACCTGCTGCTCAAACTCCGACGTTCGAAGCCTGTGCCGACAGTTGGATGAATATCAAGAAAGGGCAAATGAAGTCCCCTTCTACGATCGCAGATTACGAAAGAATTCTTCGTACACATATAAAGCCATTTTTCCAAGGAAAGAAAATCGATGAGATTACACCTGACGATATTCAGATGTTCTTTAACTCGATTATGTCACTTTCTAAGTCCTACTCCTCTCAATCTCGTTCCATTTTGAAAGGGATCTTTGAGAGGGCTGACCGTAATGGTTACCTCAAGAAGAACCCAATGCAGTATACCTACGAATGCAGCCGTAAAACAGGCAAAAAGGTAGTCCTTCAGGATGACAATCTTTTAACTGTAATCTCTCAGCTCGAGGATCTAAAATCGTCCTCCACAGACATCCGCGACTATCTGTACGTCTGTTTTCTATGTTTTACAGCTCTTCGTCGCGGTGAAATCCTTGGACTTCGATGGAAGGACATTAATTTTGAAAAACACGAGATCATCGTCCGTAACAATGTTACCTTTCCGGATGGCCAAAACGAACCCGTAGTTGTCTCTCCTAAAGACGAAAGCTTTGGTATCGTCCACCTGAACAGTCTCTTGGAAGAGCGTATTCTCCCATATAAGGGACGTCTTGAAGAATATCTGCTTCCTTATAGCAATAGTGAACCTACGAACCCTATGACCAAGAGCATGTTTACAAAGCTCTGGTCAAGATGTAAAAAGAAGGTTGATCTAAAGGGCGCAACCTCCCACTCCTTCCGGGCCTCCTACGCTTCTATGATGAATGCTCACTGCGATCACATAGATCCAAAGGCCCTGCAGGGAGCGCTTCGCCACAAAACCCCAGATCTGGCAATTAAAGTCTACACGAAGCCGAATGATAACAAAACGAGGCTGGCCGAAAAAGAATACGACGAGTACCTACGTGAGAAAATAGCTAACTAATTTTGGCAAAAAAGAAGACGCCGTGCTTTTAAAGCGCGACGCCTGCTTTTTCATTTGTTATTCATTATTTTCGCCAGTTCACAATACTCGTCACTCGATAAACCGTATTTCTTGTGGTTCAGTGTTAAATCTGCTGCTTCCGCAATTGTCCGCGGTTTATAAGCCATTTTCGTATAGCTCATTCCCGCTTGTTTCCTTGCCTCACCTCTACCATTTACCATAGCCATCCTTAATGATTGTTCAAGTGTCATTTTTGTGACCTCCTTTCATTAAGAGCCGTGTTTTAAATGCGAGAAAAAGAAAAAGGCCTGTACGGCCTTACTTTGACGCATAGTCCAAAGCTTGTTCGTACAGGACCTTATCTTTGTAGGCTTCAAATGATTCATTCATCCTCAAAAATTCCTGTTCCAGTAAACGTAGTTTTTTCTCATTTTGTAAAGCCTGTATACCAAGTATTATTGCAGTTTTATGGTTTTTACAAAAATTAGCCATTTTACCAGTAGTAGACTTTAATTTTTCGTTTGACATTATTATTCACCTCCTTCATTAAGAAGCATGTTTATGATGCGATGCATAAATATCCGTGACCATTTCGACCACTGGTAAATCACTCAAACCTATTGAAAAATGAGGCTTAGAGACTCGTTCATTTTAAGCAAAAATGACCAACCATCGAATTTATAGACTTCAGGACTCCCTAAAAGAACAAAAGAAAAATCCCGGAGGCCTTGATCTTAAAGACTTCCGGGATCGTACACCATTAGGGACTCGAACCCTAGACACCCTGATTAAGAGTCAGGAAATATCCATCCAAACTGCATAAAAGGAGGTAAATATTCATGTTCTATGCATAAAACCTTGAAAATCAAGATGCCTATGCGATTAAGAAAATGACCATTCCTCCAAAAGGTATCTGGAAAGCCCGAGCCATTGCCCCAAGAGCTACCAAGTCTTAGTATACCAAATTATGGCTCCTCTTGTAAACTTCCATTTTGATTGAAAAGAAGTTCAGCTTCTCTTCTTTTTAGATCCATTGTAACCCGCTTCCTGAATTCTTCTTCGCCAATTTCACTCCATCCGTCATCAGTGTCAGCGAAATATCTGTTTACGTCGATCCGAATTCCATCAGGCGAAATGATGTGCAAATACTCTTTTGTATCAAAATCGCCATTCTTCCGGTCTGTCAGATACTCTCTTGTATGAACCTCCCATTTCTTTTCTGTCGGCCAGTACGGAAACGTTATTGGCTCGCAGTAATCCTTCAGAATATCCTTCGTACCGCCCACGCTGTAGGTAAGACCGCTGTCCTCATCTATGCAGAAGTAATCGTATATGTTGTCGTAAGTGACACTTCCGTCCGGATGAATATCACGGAACAGCGAGCCCATTCTTTTGTTCTGGTACACCTTTGTTCTGTCTTCCCCGTCAAATGAGTATTTCCATTCTTCTTCTGATCCTTCAATTGGAGTCAGCGGGAGGCTGTTCATCAGCCGAATCAGAATATTTTTCGTGAATCCGAAGCTCATTCCGGAGTGTCCGTCTTCCATAAGACATTTATAAGCTTTCAATGCGCTTTGATAGCAGGCGCATCCGTAATCCCATTCGTCGTCCTTGTAGTACGGGTTTTCTTTATAGCAGGCCAGTCTTACCTCGTTTTCTGCCCATTCACTCATGCTCATGATTATTCTCCTTTCAGACTAGTCCCAGTTCTTTGCAAATATCCATCGGCTGGTTCTCAATCCATTTAAAGTTCCGTTCCGCTTCACTCCATTTGTATCCGAACACGTGATGATACTTTCCGTCCGTACCCTGGACGGCCACCTGAAGCCCCTTCCTCGGTTTCGTAGCGTGCCAGTCCTTCCTCTCTCTGGCAGCGGGCATGTCGACGGATTCGCACTGCACATACGAAATATCCCCGCATTTCTTCGTGTTTGAATACCAGTTCCAGTGATCGCTGATGCGGAAACTTTTCTCAGGCTTTCCATAATAGCTGATCTGCTTTTCGGTTCCAACAGGAATCAGATACCTTGAAATATCTTTGTTGCAGCTTCCGACAAGCTCGTACTTCCCGATGAGAATTTTCTGCAAATCCATCAGGAATTTCTCGCAGGCTTCCAGATCCTTCTCCTTTATTAGAACACCCATATCCTTAGAAATATCATACATTCCGCTTTCAGCTTCCTTGATGGCATTCTCCTGTAACCGCATCTTGAATTCCCGCATTTTCTTTGTCATGATCCATGCTCTCCTTTCGATCGTCACACATTTAAACCTCCGGATAAATCTTTTTCGGCTCTCCAAGGCCGATCCTGACAGTAATCTCTCCCTTTTCCAGATCGATATACATTCCGGTTTTCCACTGAAAGTTATTGCAGCTGATGCCCGCTTCTTCGGCTGCTTCCGCAAGGATCCTTTCCGGAGCATAATCCACCCAGATGCTACGCCATTCGTATGGGGATTCGGCCGTCATGATTTTCTCTGCCAGGATTTCTTCGAATCTTTCCAACGCTCCATTCTTCGGTGGCTCGTTCATCGTGTCAGCCAGAATTCCAGCAAAAATACTAACCAGATCGCCTCCGCGGTTATCATGATGGGCCGTGCCATCCGCTCTCTCTGCCCACCAGTGAGCAGCTGCCCGCGCCATAGCTTCAGGCACTTCGTTACGAGTTTTTGTCACATTCTTAAATTCATTCATATTTTTGCCCTCCTAAAAAAATAATAGAGGAAGGCATATTACCTTCCTCCTCATTTACATCCATGTTTTTCATGCGGGCAAAAAAAAGAAGTCCGTGTTTTTAGGACTTCTTTTTAGTTTAATCAGTCAATCATTTTTTATAGTAGTATTCTCTCGACATCACCCTCCTAAGTGTAATAGTGTTCATTCTGATTTGCCACGGCACCATTATTGGCCATAAACCTACATACAATACTGTGTATAGGAAATTCCGGTATCTTACAAAATACCAAAATCCCGGGTGATATAGTTTTAGTCCTTCATTTAAGCTATATTCCCAAAATTCGCCGTACTTCTTATATACCTGTCTTTCCCACATTCCGGTTGCAATTATTCCGACAACAAAATAGGCCGTCAAATATCCAACAATACCAAAATACACGTAGAAAATTGATTCCGTCATTTTTCATACCTCCTTCAATAGAAGGTATGTTCTTGGTGCGAAAAAAAGAGAGCCCAAGTCTTTTAGACCTGAGCTCAAGATTTTTCTTTTCGCCTCAAAGGCCTTCTTTCATAAACCATCTCCTTTCTTCCTCTAAAATATCTATGTAAAGAGGCCTCTCCTCCTCATTTATAGGTGTGTTTTTCGTGCGCGTTTTGCCGTTTTCATTCCTGATAATCCACGTAACAGCATAGTTCTGCCCCGTCAACTTCATACTCAACCAGGTGCCCATTACCTCGAACAAGGATTCCGTTCGGATGTTCTGCGGCAAAATCCATAACCTTCTTCATCACTTCTTTAAGATTTAGAGGAGATTCCTGAAGAATCGGATAAATGTCGCATTCATCATCGTTTAAAAAATCACACTTTTCGATCACGAATTCATACATTGCTTTGTTTCTCCTTATTCCATGGCTTCAATATCATCAAACAACGCCGGAAGCTTCAGTTTGCACTCATTGAGGAGCGGAATCATAACTTCCAGCATCTGAGGATGTGGTTTTCCATGCTCGCCAGCAGCCCTGAGCTTAAATATCTCACGCCATTCGCGCATGTTCGTGTATACAACGATCTCTGTTTTTAAACTATGCGGAAGTACAGAACGAGCCTCCTCTGGTGTTGCGCCAAGTTCCAGCATGTCGAGATAATCCTGTTCCGAAGTCAGGCAATCGTCGTACCATTTAGCATATCTTTTATGCAGATTTGTGACACCGTCCATAATAAACTTGCTGGCTTCTTCGTCAAAAGGATCGCGTAATGCCCTTATGCAAAGGTCTTTTTCTTCCTTAGGAATTGAGTCATAGAAACAAGGCTCTATAACTGTGATTTCATTTCCGAACTTGTCTTTGCTATAGTTACAGTAACGTGTGGATTCCTGAGCAAAACTGCAGATTCTGTGACGAACAAACTCGTGACTGATGCCCCTATCGACAATAAACTTTACTTTCATAGAAGCATGCTCAAGCATCGCATCATGACCATTATTAACCATAGTTCTAACAAATTTCTCTCCGGTTTCCTCGGTCATAGAAGCGTTACTTAAGTAGCAGGTTCTCCCAGACTCTTCAATATCTCGGTAGATACTCTCCGCAGTCTTCGGATCATCCAGGTCGGGCTTCATAATCTGATAATGTGCACGAATAATATTCATTTTGATTTCTCCTTCATCATTTTATTCTTCTTTTTAAACCTGCATTTAAAGTATTATTTAAGTTATTTATCCCACTTCACTGCCCTTTTTGTTTTTGACATAAATGATTGAATCACCATTTTCAAGCCAGAATCGTATCCCGTTTGGTATGCTAACCCAATCTTTTCCTTCTACCACAAACGGGAAACAAATGTTATCAACATACATATCACCCGCAGGACGCCAATCTGAAACTTTGGTTTGAGTAAGTGTAAACTGTGATTTTGCGTAATCAGCCAATTCGCCTAATGTCATTCTATTTCACCGCCTGTCTTCCGTTTCTGGATTCATAAACCACCGAATATAACTATCTTCGCATTCTGGGCATATGTATTGGTCTGCTCGCTCAGACCATTCGGCATCCTTTTTCCAGGGTAAAAGTCTTATACTGGCATATAGCGTCCTATGTGTGATCCATCCGTATCCTTTCGTTATCTCTTTACCGCATCTGTCGCAAAACGTTTTAGTCATTCCACTTCACCTCCTGTTTAATTACCATATAATGACTTCTTTCCGCATTTGGTGCAAACATAGTAGTCCATGCCACACAAAATTCTGTCTATTGGGTTTGCAACAACGTAATCATGCAAACAAAATATTCGCTTTAGCAACTTTATCATTCCCGCTTCACCGCCTTTTCTGCTTTATTGTGTTATTTTATCTATTCCAAACAACGAATATCAAACCGTGCGCTCCTGCTTCCTTTTGAAAGTCTTTAAGCAATCGCGCTCCGAGTTTTCTCCATCTGGCTTTCTTATAGGATTTTCGGTAAAACCACCACTTAACGGTCCCGTCTTCAGCTATTTTAATAACCACAGCGGCGCTCCTTTTCTGAATCCCAAGTAAAAATGATATATTGACAAATTTCCCACAGGTTGTCTAACGTAATATTTTCATTACCTTTCCAATTGCAATCTTGTTGCATGATTTCTCGCCATTCTCTATAAGACGTTCCTTCATCAAGACGGCATAAACCATTCTCGATTAAATGTTCAAGATTACTCATTAATGCCTCCATTTTTCTTAATTGTAATTAACACCGTACACAGCAATTTCCGGTTTTCCATCTTCTCCAATAATATAGTATGGACTCAGGCCCATTTGATAAGCGCTAAACGTTGCTAAATAGCAGACCATTGTCTTTGGGTCATAGTATACTGCCGTTTGTTGGCCTATATTTTTCATTATCGTTTCGACTTCAACCAAACCATATGATACATTTCGCTCTATGCCATTTGGATCTGTTACTTTGGTACATCCGGCCAGAACGACAATAAGAAGCATAAGCATTGTTAGCAGAACGGCTTTCTTAACTTTATCTTTTTGCAAATTCATTCCTCCTTTGACAAGCGAAGCTTTACGTACTTCACCAATTTGTGCGTCTGATCTAACATCCCCCATGGCCAAAAAACAACGCCGAAAATATCAGCAAGCGACCATTTCTTGTTTTTCACCTCCTTCGTGCGATACATAGACAAATTGGCTCCAAAGGATGCAATAACATAGATTAACGCCACCAGATACCAAACGATCCATCCGATAATTCCAGCTACTACATAGTTAAATACAAAGCCTTCAACATAATGCGCCGTCATTTCCTGAATCATGGTCTTTTCTCCTTTTCGATAAAAAATAGAAGAGGATTATGTCGTACGTCCGCACGTACAATTATCGATAGATCGCGGGTCTATCATTACATGTCCTCTTCATTACTAAGTATGTTTTCTATGCGTGGCTTACAAAAAAATGAAGAGGAGTATGCCGTACGTCCGCACGTACAATTATCGATAGAACGCGGGTCTATCCTTGCGAGGTCCTCTTCATTATTAAGTATGTTTTTTGTGCGTGGCTTGCGAAAAAAAAGAGAGAACGTTTTGTTCTCTCGAATTTTCAAGCTTTAGTCAAATATCAGCTGATTTGTCTTTTCTTTCCACACTTCATATAATTGCTTAGGATTTGCGGCGTCAAATTCATGGACTACTCCATTTTTGTCTTTATATTTCATCATACAATGAATGACGTCAGTAGCTTCCTTTGGATTATACTTCCATATTATTGATTCGACTCTCTCTATCAACTCCTTCATTTCTTCATATTGCTTCTCATGCATTTCTTCAAGTTCTTTCTCTCCCTTCTTTTTTATGTCTTCCATAGCCATCATGTGTCTCCGCTCTTCGTCCAATGCTTTTTTCGCTATTTCGTCAAGTTTCCTCTTTGCTTCTTCTTCCTGTCTCTTTGCTTCCGCCTTCTGTTTTTTCATCATCGGATACAAAATAGCCCCTGCAATCGCAAATCCCACAATTGTCAAAACAACTTTATAATTCATGGCATAGAGCCTCCTTTCATTATAAAGTATGTTTATAATGCGAAAAAAAAAAAAGAAAGATAGAGTCTTTTAAACTCTATCCTCATTTTTCAAGTTCGTTCTGTAATGCGCCCCCAAGGAAAAACCATGTCCGTTTCATTAAAGCACTTTGCCCAGCCATGCACATCTCGAGCAACAACTATTCCGTGATTAAGAAATTTCTCCACGGTGAATATTCGCGTCGAAACGGCTACCAGTCCTGTTTCAGTAAATTTATCACCAACGCTTAGTTTTCCAATCTGTTTCATCATTAAAACCTCCTCCTTTCACTATAGACCATGTTCTAAATGCGTTTTCTAAAAATCCCTCCCGGGAAATTTTTACCTTTCGCGAATCAAGCTTGTTCGCCGCTTCTCACTTCTTTCGAAACGAAAAAATAAAAGCCCATGTTCCTCTTGCGAGGAGCACAGGCTTAAATCAAATGAAAGGCGGCGACCCCTCTGTCGTTTTGTCCGCACCCGCCGATGCTTTGCACGCAATAATAAAGCAAAGGACTTCTCCGACTTCCATTTTGATTCAATTAATAAGGATACCTCATGTTCGGATACATGGAATAGTGACCGCTCTGGCGCATGCCTTCGTTGTAGCCACGACTGTACCCGTCACTGTAGCTCATGCCGCTCTGATGCATCATGTTCTCGTTCTCCCGAGCCTGACGCATTCCTTCGTTGTATCCCTGGCTGTAGCCTTCTGCGTAGCTCTGTCCACCTTCACGGCTGACGAAACGTCCGTTCATGGCGCGGCCACGGCGTCCGCTCATGCCTTCCATTTCCTCGCCATCCTCTTCGTATTCCTTGGCGTTCATCATGCCTTCCACGGCCAGCTGATCCTTCAGCCCGCTCATCAGGCACTTATACAGCTCGGCGTCCTTGTCGGTGAACTCGCTCTTGTTCGCGTAAGCGGCATCCAGCTTCTCGACCTCTTCCTTGGCAACCCTTTTGAGATTCTTGAATTCCATCGTCTTTCGCCTCCTTACGCCAGTCTCGTTACTTCTACGTTAAGATTCCTGAGGTTAAGCGCCGGAGCAGGAGTCGTTGCAGGATATCGTTTACTTCCCGTATAGGGCTTGCGGAATTCTTTTACGCTGGCGATCGCCTTGTCCAAAGACATGAATATCCTCCTTAAATGGCAAATAAATAGGTAGGTGGTAATCTGTGTTAAAGTGTTATTTAAAGCTGTGTCTTATTAAGCATATACAGCACCTTTGCTATAAAATTGCCGAACATTTCACCGCACAGCTTAATAACGTCAGGACTATATTTGTATAGCCTTTCACCAAGGTATCCTGCCTCTGCGGAATCCGGGTCAGTTCCGCAAAGCATTTCTAAAATGCAAGACACGCAACGAACGGATTCGTGTCCCCAGTCTTTCATCTCGATATTTAACTCGTCAGGGCCGTAAACTAAAAACGATCCATATACTATATTCCCGAGATTTGTCCCATAAAGTGCATCCATATGTGTTTTAAGCCCTGATATGTACATATCTGCGCCAATGGCTGTTGCTTTCACCGCTTCTATATCCGTATTTTTGCTGTTAAGCATGGGCGAAGCAATTGTCGCTGGGTCTGTCGTATTCAGTCCATTCGTATGCCCATCAATCATTAGAGTTATATCGTCCTGTTCGGCTATCACAGCATCTCGAATGAATTGCGTTTCGATTTCTGAAAAAGGACTTTCCCCTCTGTAATTATATGCTCCCGGTGTTATATATGTTGATTCTTCGTCATATTTACTCCACGCAGATGTCGAAAAATTGCGATTAAGATTTACCCCGTTTTCATTCTGCCGTTTATTTTGATCCCATCCCCAAGGATTTGCCATTGGGATAACTGTGAACTTTACATAATTACGAAGAAATGTCAAAACGGGGTTATCGTTTGCGTGCTCCAACAAGTCTTTAACCAGATAATAAAGTCCATATGTTGATGATTTTTCGTGCCCATGTATAGATGTAACGATAAAAACGTGAGGAAGGTTCTTTCCGCTTCGGGCTTGATAAGGAGGATTAAGCGTATACTTGTACATCACTGGCCCACCAGCATATATCGCCCCGAGCTCCGTTTCCGTTATATATCCATTAGACTGTGCAGGAAGCGCTCGCCACAACGCTTGGCTGTCGGCGTAACTTGTATTTTGCCCGAATCCTGTTGCGTCAATATGCTGACCGATATAGCTAATTGCCGGGGCAAAGTCAAACACAACATTTCGTGCTTTATAATCTGCTGGGTAATAATCGTCAATTTTGATTTTTAAATTTACTTCTACATGATCCAAAATCGAAATGTCATTGCATTTCACCGAAGTGTCTGTGTATCGGAACCCAACGCGCAAGTATGTGGTCGGTGTTGTTATATCGATTCCGCTTGTATTCCATGTTCTATAGATAAAGGCATCGTTGTCATAAACACGGTACTGCATTTGCACAAGTCCTGTGCTATCTGGTCTAATATATCCACCTTGTACAGATATCGGTGCATCCAAAACTACAGCAGTATTATTTTTATTCCAATTTCCTGAGGAGCTAATAAACCCAAACAACCATCTGAGTTGTCTAGGATCAGTGATTGTAACGAAAGATATTTTGTTTTTAATATCTGTAATGTCTTCTTCGAACCTAGCGGCATCATCTTGTAACTGCAGTATTTTCTCACCTGCATCCTCAAAATAATAACTATGTTCCAGATGCGGCGATGATGTAATTGTAGCGTTAATAATTAAATATCCATCATCAGATGCTTTTATATTTACATCTACAACGTTTGCATCTGATGGTGACACCGAACGTAAAATATATTCGCTGTCCACGAAAGCCCACAGCCTTGCATTTCCACCACCAGTACCTGTTAACTTAAAGACATCTCCCGCTTTACATTGGACAATCACATAACTCCATGAAGCATTTGGATTGGGGGTTGTATCAACGACATTCCCTATACCCACATTTGTGGTAATATTTGCGCCAACAACAAACGACGTTATCTCTTCGGTTGTGAACGCAAGATTATGCAATCGAGTTCCAATCTTTGTTACTGTCTCCACTGATGGGGCATTACGATAACAAACGCCGCCCGATTTTTTATCATTTATAACGAGATAGGCCGCATTTTCGTAACCAATTTCAAGTCTATAATCTGTAAGTGTTATATTTGCACCCGTGCTATAAAGTCTATTCCCATCTGTATCAACAATGGCATAAACTCTATAAACGCCGTTACCGCCGACAGCATTAAGCACGAAGACATCCTTATAACGACATTGTACAACCGCACAACGCCATTCCGTATTTGCCACCTTTGCATTGATATCAATTGTAGTTCCGTTTGCGGCGATATATGCGTTGTCAGTAAACTCAATTAACGGGTTACCAACAATAGAGAAAATTTCTTTGCCTTGGTTGTCAATTGCGCTCTTTAACTCAGATACATCATCGCTCAACTGAGTATACTCACCAGGTATAGAGGCTCTTGCGGCGGCGGCCGCCTGAGCAACAGCCTCTTCTGTGCTTGTTCCCTGCTCCTGAATATTTTCTAATACGGTTGCTCCAGCCGAAGTAATCGCTGCAACCCTGGACGCTGTTGTGCTGTCTGCAAGGGCATCAATGCCGACGTATCCGTCCGTACCCTTGACTTTTACTTGTGAACTCTTAATCGTTACTGGCATATTGCACGCTCCTCTGTTCTTTTTATCCTAATACTGCGCCCAGCGTCCGAAGAATATTCAGCGCTTCCGCAAGCCCAATTTGCACACAGTTGGTGCCGATCTGGATCGTACTTCCAACCGAAATGTCCGTAGTAGCCTGATACAACTGCATCCCATTCATAAAGAAATACCCCTCGGAAATTGCGGAGACAGCTTTCATGACCCCGTTTACGACATTTACCTTCGGCGAAATATCCGCCAGTCCGTCTGTGTACTTTTTGGTGACAAGATCATTGTCATTCTCCACGGACGCGGGATTATCCGTCGTTCCGGCACTGACTTTTCCTGCGAAATGACCGTTGCCATCCCAGTCAAGTGTATAAGCGTTCGAACGCTGAACGTTACTCTGTCCGTTCCCGACGATTTCCGCATAAATATCATCCGAATCTTCCAGATTGTATCTTCCCGAGACATGCTGACTGTTTCCGGACGCGATCGTCCCCCTGCCCTCCGCGTGCGAAGCCATCCCGTTGGCTGTCGTAGAATATCCTTCTGCGAAGGACCCAACGCCACTCGATGAGTTCACCACGGTGATCGTAGACGTTCCGCTTTTATAGCTGAAGTTTTTTATCTTTGCGGATCCGCTGCCGGTTCCGATGACTACTGCAAGCTTTGTGAACTCATTTGTCAGCTTATTGGCAGACCATAGCGAGGAAGTATATCCGGATCCAGCGTTATCGTTAATCGCGTTGCTTCCAGGCTCGCCGCGATCTCCCTTCTCGCCTTTTTCTCCGGGATCCCCTTTGTCGCCTTTATCTCCCTTTGGCCCTTGGATACCCTGCGGTCCCTGAATACCGGTTTCCCCTTTATCGCCTTTATCTCCCTTTTCGCCTTGAGGGCCTCGAACGCCTTGCTTTCCTTGAGGTCCCTGCGGACCCTGAATACCGGAATCCCCTTTGTCGCCTTTATCTCCCTTTTCTCCTCGGGGACCAATCGGAACGCCTATCGTCAGATGCCTGTCAGAGTATTCTGCGGTGGCTTCCGATCCGGATGGGAGTGTTACCGCCGAGGCATCCATTTCTTTGATGTCGTCAAGCGCGTCTTCACACCGCTCGGCGGTTTCGCTCAAAGCCGCCATAAGCTGCTCGATCGTTCCCTGCTGCATTGGCGTAGGCTCTTCGTCCGTAATCGAAGCCCGTGATGTGACTGGAATCTCGATCGCGTATTTCGTTTCCCCGTCTGTCATCGAGTCATGCAGATACAGCCAGCACGACACCGTTCCGGCATCCTGAAGAAGCGCGTCGGGGATCGCAACATATCCATCAAGGCCGATCTGTGTAACGGAAGTGTCTGCGCCCTTTTTCGCAAAATGCATCTCAAATGCGTCTGGAAGATCAGGAAAGTCATCAAACTTAAGTACTTGCCCGTAGTCATACTGAAAGACCGCCCTGGTCATAAAGAATCCGTTTTTATGGTAACGTACGTTCACGATATGATTGCTATCGGCCATCTTATTGCACCTCTTCTGTTATTCTTAAACCGGGGCAGTCTTTCTGATTCCTTACCTGACGGTTCCTTGTCCGATGATCTGACCGGCCATTTGCTGTGCCTGCTGAATCTGCTGATCGGAAACCGGACTTCTTGTCTGCTGAAGATACTGAAACACCTGATTTGGATCGTTCTGAATACCCGCCGGAATATCCGGAAAATGTTGTTTCACGAAAGCGACAGGATTAGACATGGCCTGCATAACGGTCATCATCTTTTGCATGGGATTCATTGGAGCCTGCTGTCCTAAAAAAGAAGGCGAAGTTCCCTGCCCCGGAACTCCGCCGCCGAAATACTGTTGGTATAAAGGATTAGGCATTATTATTACCTCCCTTATTCACCGGCTGATTGTTGTTATTTCCATTTTGATTTTTTCGGTTCATCATGGACTCTCTGAGTCCTTTAATCTCCTCCCGGAGACCGTTAATGTCGTCTTTCGTCGCGAATTCACCGGTGGCGCCGCTTGTTCCCTGAAGCACCATGCTGTTCTGCGTCTCCGGCATGGTGTACGGAAGTTTCTGCATGGGATTCGGAATGCCCATAGGACTCCAGCTCTTCAGATAAATCACCGTATCCGTAGAGTCCCACAGCGGAATCGGCTGGTTCGGAGGCAAATCTGCCGGCTTCTGGAAAGCTTTCGCGCCGACCTCACCTTCCACCCACTCCATAAAGTGAACGGTACTTACCGGAGTATAGGAAGCCTGTGGCTGCACAGCCTGATAGTTTGGCACCTGCGCGGCGGCCGTCATTCCGGGGTAACTTGTTGGAAAGAAGTTATATGGATTGTAATAATTAGGCATGAAAATTCGCTCCTTTCATATTCAATTACTACATAGACCAGAAAAAGCTGGGAACCTGATCTCCGGAATCCCAGCTGTCGTAATAGTGTCCGTCAAGAATTGCTACTGCGTGGCTTCCAGTCCCGATGATGTAGGTCCCCCTCGGGTACATGGAGCAGAACATCCGTATGGTTACGCATTCCGGACAGCTTTCGGGCAAAAGAAAAGGCGTGAACCCCATGCGGTAAAGAAATTTTCCCCACACGGAGTCCGCGCTCGGCATATTGCATTCTTCCCTGCCGGTTTCACATAACCGATCGTAAATATCCATCCACGACCGGTTAGTAGCGATGCAGATAGCTCTCACAACGCAATCCAGAACCTCCTTACGGAGAGGATTCGGATTACATTTAATCCACATCCGGTTTCACTTCTTTTTCCTCGTCTTCGTCAGGATCGTCGATCAAGTCAAGGTAAACGTCTTCATCGTTTCCAACAGCGGCCGCATCCGTCAGCCCTTCGCCGATAATATAGGCAATCACGCCGGCCCCGGCCATGATCAGCGCCGTGATCTGAATCGCGACTTCTTCGCTCTTTCCGCACGCGACGATCAGCATTGATACAAATTCAGCCAAAGCAACCCAGAATTTCCGACTCGTCAGTTTACGCTTCCAATCCATAATCTTATCCTCCTTAACCGATATCGGTCTCTTCATCTTCTTTTTCCTCTTTGGAAAGTTCCTTGCCTCTCATCTGAAAATATCCAAGCGCAATCTTCTCGCTGACTGAATTGCCGGTGTATGCCAGCACATTAACCATCGCAATATCATCCACGCCCCGAACAATGACGGCCATCGCCGTTCCGGAATCCGGATTCAGCCATAGCGCAATGACCGACCACAATCTGATAACGCCCCAGAATATCATGACGGCAGAAATCAGTTTTTTAGAAAACTGCACATAGTTTTTGTCAGATGAGGACTTGCTTTTTTGTTTTTTCGATCTGGCGGACATATAGATTCCCCCGGTCAAATTATCTGTCAATTAAATAGTTGGTCATCTCAGTCTGCGAGCTTTTCAATTTGTCGATACTGTTTCCATTGATCTCATGGCTCAAAAGAGCGAGGATTCCACGGCACACGACCTTGTTTCCCTCTTCCATACTCTTAAGCCGCTCGTTATCGTTTCTCAGCTTATTGTCAACGTCCAGTCTCCAACTTTCCAGATCTCCATGCGGTTTTCGCCATTCCCTAATCGTTTTTACTACGTTTCCGATCAGAACGACGAGCCCGCCCAAAGCCAGCAACACAATCAGAAAGCTCTGGATCTGCTCCAGTGTAACCTTATCCATCAACCTCAGCCCCTTCCGATGACGGCACTAATAGCGTCGATCTGTCTCTCAATTTCCTTTAGGGCTGCTTCGATTTTCTCATGATCCTCCGGACTGAGCCCGGCATCCGTCTCATCGGACTGATCGTCGTATTCCAGATAGTTTGACATCATATACCCGGTTTTGCCGTCCCAATGGATTTTGCACCATTGGCCGAAATCCGTCTCTACCTCGACATGGCTCCCAACCGGCACCTTGGCAATAACCGTGCTCACTGTCGTGTTTGATTTTCTCAGGTTAACTGTACTCCCACTGGCCCCGCTAGGCAGAACCACATGCGCTTCCTGCATGACTGTATCCCCTTCCTCTTCTGCAGAATGATTGTAGTCCACGCCTTTGAGATACGCGACGAAATCCCATCCGTTCTTTTCCGTAAGCGCATCCCTGCAAAAGCCGTATTTTGTTCCTTTCGCGTTCAAAACCCATGCCGGGTCTTCGTCCACCAGACCGATGTGGTAATAGTCGTTTAAATCCCCGTTATAGGACGCGCCGCCCGGAAGGAATTTATTCGGCAGGTCGTATCCGTTTTCTCCAGGCGCATGCATCTTAAATGCCGCCATGCCAGGCTTCGCTTCGCTGACAGGAAGAAGCTCGCCAACGATAAACTTCCTGGCAATTGTGTTAGATCCGTGTGGGTAATTTATTCCGTGAAGCTTCTCAAAAGCGTAATCAAACGCCCCCGAGCAGTCTACGCATCCTTCCTTGGCTGCACCCCAGACGTAAGGCCAGTGCTCTTTATACATTTTCTGAAAAAGCTGAATCAGAGAATCGGCCTGCACCATAAAATCACTTCCATTTTGATTTAGTTTTCGTCAGTATCCCATCGCCACAATTTGCAGGGCGCATTGAGCATTTACCTGGTTGTTCTGGTATACCATGCACTGAGAAAGATTGGCTGCTCCGCAGGAAATCGTCTGCAGTGCGCCAAATCCGACCTGCGCGTTATACGCAAAACACGCGAAAACATATTGCTTAAACGGTTCTGGAAAATTCAGTGTTACAGTCTGATTCGCTGGGCAGACATAAGAAAGTGTCTGAACGGTCATGCCTCCTACACGATAAATGCTGCTTCCTTCATTTACGATCCGAGGCTTAACGTTGTACTCTCCTTCCATTCAGCATCCCTCCCTTCAATAATAACTTGTGTACCAATCTTCAATGTCGAGTGTTTCTTTTTCGTCTTGACCGTGTTTTTTCTCAGCCATCTCCTCAAGCTCCTTGTCTTCAGTGACAACCGCTATGAAGCCGATAATCACCACGGCCATAAACATTCCTGCCAACATTCCAGCAATAAACAGTAGCATGGTCCTACCTCCTTATCGTTCAGCCAAAAAACGGCAAAAGAAATATCCGGTGGAATTAGTATGCTTCTACCTTTTCTCACCAGATATGTACTGGTGCGTGTCAGTTGTTTATTAAAGTGTTATTTAAGTAAGCTGTGCATTCGTTCCCCAAGAGAACGATCTGCTTTCTCCCCGTCCAATCCGGGTTTCATATATTATGCCACTTGCGTTGTCGCTCTGTGTTGTAGGAATCAGCGTGAAAATACTTATACAACATCTGTTAGAGCCAAACTCACTTGTCTGAGCATACGCACGATCAACACCAATGTTGTTATAATTATTTGCATTTGTATATTCATCTTGATGTGCATGACCATGTATCAGACCAATCAGTGTTCCCGGGCCACTATATGCACGAAGTCTTTTGATCGTGTTACTTGTCCCGGCAGAAGGATGACAGAAAACCACAATTCCCCATTTTGGGGCATCTTCTTTGCCTTGCAGTTCAAGAGCATTTGCAAACCATGCGTCCTGCGCTTCACCGAATCCAACCGTCGCACCGTTTGTTATCGGGTCAATATATGCGTTCAGCATAATAAAGCGGATTTTGTATGTTTCATTGTCCACATAATAATATCCACCAAACGGTTCAAGTGGGTTCACCGTTTTCTTGTCTGCGCTCACTTTTTGGGTATTGTAAAAATATTCTCCGGGGGTAATAACATCGGCTTGATTATACCACCCATCTTCATGATTGCATTCGTGATTGCCTTTGACGAAAAACATCGGTTTCCCGAATCCATCATAATCCCGCATATACCATGCAAGCATTTTTTCATAATTCTTTTTTGAGATATTGTATGCGCTAATAACATCGCCACAATGAATGCCGAAGTCAATCATCCCACTTTGCAGAACATTGCAAAATGTACTTACCGAAAGCTGCGAATCAAGCCCGGTAATAAGCTCTGTTCTTTCAAGATTAAGAAACTCTCCGTTGCTGTGGGTATCTGTAATAAATGCGAATGAAACCCCATTCACAGAAGCGTTTAATGCAGATGCTGTTGCAAGCCCATTCATTGCAAGCAGTTCGTTTTCGGTTTCTCCAGTACCGCCATTTTGTATGTCAAGAATTTGTTCTTGTAAAGGGTAATCTGTCAATTTGAAAATGTTTATATTCCCAATGTTGTTGCCTCTCTGCATGACATACATTTTCGTAGCATCATCCGGGATTGTAAGCAAATACGTTTTCCGCGAAGCCTCCCCACCATCTTCCCCATATCTTCCTTTAATTATGCCATTTACATCTGTACAGTAAACGTAATAAGGATATGCAGTGGAAACATTGGTCAATGTTATGACCTTATATCTTTCTCCGGGTGAAACAGTAACAATGACATGGGAATAGCCCGTTGAGGTTGTCACGTTGATTGCATCTCCAACAGTTCCATTTACCCCACCAATCGTTACGCTTTCAGGAGTAACGTCTGTTTCTTTACTAATCATTGTGCCGATATTAGCTTGTATCTTTGCTATATCAGTTGTAGTTGTGTAAACATACTTTTTCGTTATGGGCAAGTATGCCCCGTCCGTTTTGTACATAACATACATTTTTGTTGCACCGGAATGGACGAATACGGAATATTCATAATATCCCTCCACGCTTGGTTTGGGGGCAAACCTTGCAATAACATTATCGGAAGAATCAGTTAAGAAAATATAATACGGATATGTGCTTGAAGTGGTTTGATTCAGTTTTACTGTGTATGTATTACCTGCAATTACATTAAGGATAAAATGGTTGTATGATGTTGTAGATGTAACGGTAGCAACACCATCGTTTTCCTTAACGCCACCACGTTCCCAATTTGTAATGGTAATCTGTTCAAGATCAAAGATTGTGTCTTTATCAGCTTCAAAAGCGCTCTTTAATTCACTAAATTCATCATATGTCGGAACCTGAACTTCATTCTCCGGAGTCTCTTTTACCCAAACAACATTGTCATTGGACTCTGGCTGCGTGTCCTGAACTTTCACCAGATTTTCTCTGGCAGAGGCATCTTTCAAAGGGTGCCGAATCGTCTGGACGCCATTTGTAATATCAATATGGTCATACTCTGTACCAATCGTCATAGCCATGGCTCAATCTCTCCCTTATTATTCGTATTTTCAGCCTGCTCAGCCGAGAGGCGTACTGTCCAGGACCGATGCATCCAGAACAAATGTCCCGCCAAAGAAAAGCACAATCTCATTCATGGTATCGCTTGAAATCGCCATAATATCCAGCAAATTTTTAGCACTCTCATTAATCTCCGAAATCAGCTGCTGGCTTTCCTCCAAAATAGCTTCCTTCTGCGTGGTGCCGGCCTCTGTCACAATCGCGATCTGATCTTCCATCGACCGATTGCCGATCACGTTTCCAATGTATTTTCTGTCCTCTGGATCTATGATGATCTGAAAGATGTTAGGAGCCCAGCTATAAATATTATCTGTCGTCTCCTTCAATAAGTCAGGAGCCCAGCTATAAATTTCATCCGTCATCTCGTCCATTTAACCGGCCTCCTTTCTTACATCTGATTCAGATTCACAATCGCCGTCGCCATAATGGTAGCCAAAGCGTACAACTTCTGATTCGTAAAATAGTTGTACATCCGTCGATAAGTCTGAAGAAGACTTGCCCTCACAGCTGAATAATCCTTCTCGTTCATGGCGATAAGAGCTTTCTGTTCATTAGCAAGCTCCCGGATATTTAAAATTTGTTCGTTTCCGGCTTCAGCAACGGCATTCGCTACGTCCTCCGCGGAACCGTCGGATACAATGTCAGCCGAAATATAAGTATTTCCGTTTTTCGCAAAGAAACGGTTCGGTTTCCATATATAGCTTCCGATAATCCCCTGCTCGGCAAGCTCCTCTTCTAATGTTTTTGTTAATTCAGCCATAAGCAGGCTCCTTTCCGTTTCTTAAATATCAGGCTCTGTTTGCAGTCTCAGTAAGGATAACCTCGAACGTCGTTTCGCTTTCCGGTGTACGATCCCCGGTAATAGTCAGTTTTCCGGCTTCTGTCTTCCACTGCAGCACATTAAATGGCGTATCCGAGTTAATGTAAGCAAACATGCAGTAAGTATTTTCCGTAATGGAGGAATCCAGATAAGTTACTGTATTGGATGCCATCGTAATCTGTGCTTTACGAAACGAACTCTTCGACAGCGAATTGGCCACAAACTGCGTCGTGGCAATCCGTGTCGACGAATCTCCGGCCGTTGCTGTTGTAGCGGTCGGAGCGCCTGTAAACGCCGGGCTTTCGTTCTTGGCATAGCTCTGAAGCGCTGCGTAAATTCCTCCGGACTGCATTAAATTGGAAGAATTTTGTGTTGGTTCGGAATCAACCGGGATAACAATATCTCCAACCAATTTGGTTCCGCTGTCGCCGATCTTAACGCTGTGTACTGCGCCTGTTCCGTCTACTCCATCTCTTCCGTTTTGTCCCCAACGGGTAAGACCATAAATGTACGCTTCAGCGTTGCTCTCATAGGTAATAACGGTCTGAGTCCACAGATAGTCCCCAGCACTCATTGTCGGAATGCTCGTAGTCCATCCGTCAGTCGGAGGAGTCGGCACAAAGGCATTACTGGCCATTCGGTAATAATAAATTACGGTTCCTTTGATCTGATCCAGCGGGCCAATTGGTCCTGTGGGACCGTCTTTAACAAAAAATTCGCTGGTTGTCCCATCAGAATATGTGACAACAAATCTCCGCTTCAGCTCGTCCTCAGGATCAACATATGTTGTATCCTGAATAATGGACACAATCCCTCCATGCCCCTGCTGATAAGTTTCAACAACTTCTTTCATCCGATTCCACAGCGCTTCATAAGCCGCAAACGAAGCAATCTTATACTCTGTATCCTGTTGAGGCTGAATCCAGATTTTGTTCTCCGCTTCCGTCGGCTGTGTTTCACTGACTTTTACGATATCATCTACATTGGCAACGGCCCTACGTAAATCTTCAATCGTCTCAGTGGCGTCATCCATGATTCCTTCCACTGCCTCAGCCGCGGCATTTGCACGTTCGGCAGCTTCAATTGCGGTTTCGCCGCTTGTATATCCGTAACAGAGCTCAAGTCCTTTGGCAATCGCTTCCCGCACATCTTTGCCATAGGCGGCATTTCGAACCTGTTTTACATTTTCGATAATTTCCTGACTGACTGCCATGACTTTCGTCCCGTCCTTCCATTTTGATTTACTTTGCGGCTTTCACACGAGTAGTCTTCTTCGCGGGCTTAGCAAAGGTCTTCAGTTTATTCATGGTCTTAGTATCGATCTTCCCGGTCACGTTCAGACCATTCTTTTTCTGGAAGGCTTTCACAGCGCTCACCATTCCGATCGTATACTTTCCATTCGGAGTGATAGTCGATCCGGCCGCTTTCAGCAGCTTCTGAGCTTCCATAACGTCTTTATTCTCGTCCCCATATTTAAGCATGAATTTAATCATAATTAGTTTCCTCCTTATTCCTTAAAACTCTGGTCTGGATAAACCGATGTTAAATTTTCCGTCCGGCTCTGCGTTAATGCTTGACAAATAAGTGTAACCGATGTATTCAATCCGTTCACTGGGACTGGACGAACACCGAATCACACGAGTGTTTTCAGGATTATTGAACATCGTAATAATCTGATTGTAAGAAAACACGGCGTCATTCAGCATGATCCAGATCTTATTCGTAAAAGATGGCTTAGTAATAAGCCCTTTTAGTTCTGTTCCGTCACCAAGAGTAATAATTGGCTGATAAATCTTCGGGTAAGCCCAATCTTCCGGAATCTCCGGAATATCTTCCTGATTCTCGGTTATTTCCTGATTCATATTCTCTTCGTCCATTTTTTGGATTGCTCCCTTCCGATCTATTCTTCTTTATCGATTATCTACAATTAAAAATGTTGCGGTAACTGGTATTCCGTCAGCAGTCATAAGCTTTAACACTTGCCATCTCGGACGGCTTCCGTTAAAAGTCGAACATTGAAGGCTTAACGTATGTCCCTGTACAGCGTTGATAATTTTCGTATTAATCGTGTCGAATTCGCCCTCTAACGCACTTATTTTCCCAGCATTAACATTAATCGCGTAAACATTTTCGGCAATAGCTGTCTTGAATGCACCAACCTGCGTGGTGAAGCTGGGAATCGCTTGAACTCCGCTCTTAAGAGTGGCATAATCATCCGCATCAATCACGCCGTCCGGAAGTTTTTTAGTTACGCCGTCCTCTTTATAGGACAGCGGTTCATTCATCTGGATAAGCCATTTCCCCTGCTTAACGCCAACTTTAGCGGATCCTTTTCCATCATTTCCCCCGCCGGTTAAATTTATGTTTGTAATAGCTTCCTTCCCGAGTTCAACGATACCTGACTCATTACCATCCGCATCTGTGTCCTTGCCGAATGAGCCGACTATATTAGGAGGTAGAACGCCCTTAGTCGCATCTTTAATCAAAGCGCTGGCCGTCTCAGGATCCATATCATCGGTAATTCCTAATTGGGTCACCTTATCCAAAATGTTTGGCAATGTGCTTGGAGTCTTTCCTTTTAATTCAAGAGCCTTCTGTCCGGCACCAATCGTCATCGAGGTGACTGCCGACTGATAGTTCTCATCAAGCTCGAGGAGCTTTCTCCCCGTTGGACTCATTTTCTTATAGCTTTCAAATAACTTCGACATTCCGGGCACTCTCATGCTTGCCGCAAATGTCGCTGCCTGTTTTTGTCCATTCAAGATGGCTGCTGTACGCTCATACACTTCCCCCGGAGTGTCAATATCTGGATCTGAAAGCACTTGCTTAACAATAAGCTGAGAAGTCTGCAGCGCAGGTTTAATACCGACCCCGCCGACAGTCTTCTTCAAAGTTTCGTATTCTTTATTGTTGTACGTCTCGTCCCATATCAGTTTCCAGGCAAGGGCATTCTGTTGCTTTTCCTTAGCTTCAGTGTCGCGATTATCGTCATCATCTGTGATTTTTTTGTTTCCGGCTCCTCTTCCGGCTCCGCCTTTTCCTCTTTTGGATTTGGATGTGGAAGTGGATGTGGAAGTGGATTTTGAACCGTACTCGACGTTCAGAATATCACTCGGAATTCCAGCGTTATAACTATTCTTTTCTGGATGATGCAGATCGTATTTGATACTCAATAATGTACGGTTTACAACATTACTATGTGCATCCGGATTGTACTCATCCAGCTCGGTCATATCTGAAGGAATAGCCAGCCTTATGCAGTCGCCTACAAGATACTTGACAATATCACGATCAACATTGTGCATATCGACAGCGGAAAGATCATAAGACGTGATACCGCCTACATAATTATTCTTAATCCAGTCGCAGGCGTATTTCCAAAGCTTTTCCGGTGTGTCCGCGTTTGAAAATTTTTCAACCTTATAAATGATACCGTACCGTGCAATAGCTTTTTCATAAATATCCTTTGTTACATATCCGGTATTAAGTTCGCTCTCAGAATAAACCTGCGTAATCTGCGGAACGAGAATTCGATTATTATTTCCATGAATATTCGTGGCATAATCCGTGATGTAAACATCTTCGCCCTCTTTTGACCCAACAGGAATCAAAGCGGTAAAGATGTTGTCCACCTCGCTGTTGCTCTGTGCGTCGATAATGTTTTGCGTAATCGCGATTGGCTGGCCGTTTTCAAGATCGCGGCGGAACCACAGCCGGCACCAGTCCAAATACGTTTTCTGATCTGTTGCAGAATATCTTGCGCGAAAAAATCCTCCGAACTGCTTCATAAGCGATTCGATGGCGTTCATCGTCTGTTCTGTTCCGTTGCTGCCATATTTCTCGGATTCGTTATTGATCATCTGTTCGGAGGAAATGGTTTCCGGATAAGCGCCAGGAATATAACCGGGATAAATGCACTTGTCTGTCTCTCCGGATTCCATCATTTGCTGATTATGAACGTCCAGCAAACTTACAATGTACTCTTGAAGAGTTACAGAAGCCCTTTGCGCCTTAGGAACCCCAATTTGAATCGAATCCATCAGGAAGGCTAGGCTTCCTTCACAGTGGACCTTCTTAACTCCAGACATGGTGTTGTCGATGGTCAGAATCCGTCCTCTGAAAATCGTGTCCCCGTCATACTCGACGCGCATGATCGTTCTCATCTGAGCAAGTGCGTGGTAATAGGGATGATTCGGATAAATCGTGAATTCAAACGTGCCGGTTTTGTTAATCTCGCAAGAGACGGTCGGATCTGTTAAAACATTCTCCATATCCGATTCCTGAATAGGAATGGTATAAAGCGTCTTTTCATCCGTTACAAGACGCCCGGCTTCGTAATAATTTTTGATCGTAATTTTATATGTAACGTCACCCATGCTTTACAGTCGAGCCTCCTGATTCCGTTCGTCCGTATAATCCGTATCAAAATTGAATGGATCCCACAGCCAGTCATCCGCGTTTTCGTAAATGGAATAACTGTAAACGTCAAGTACATAGTTGATGGTTACGTGACTGAAATCTTCCCCCGGTTCCAGATTGTTGACCGTAAAACGGCCCTCATAATACCGCGTCGGAATATCTGTCAAAATAACCCGGAGTCTTTTGCCGTGAATAAAGTTCACAATCCGCAGGCGGATCGATTCCCAGTGTTCGTGGTAATTGTCAATAGCAAATTCCCAGCTCCCGCTTCGTGGACCGTAGACTGGTTTTCCGGTAAGGTATTCTGTAAAGTCGATCGGGTCGCCCCGGCCGGGAATCTCGATGAAATTCGTCGAGACCCCGGCTTCGGCGACAACCAATTTGGAAGTCGGAACCAGATGCCATTCCGTCCAGGTATTTTTCACTTCGCTTCCGTCAAGTGTCATGAAATTCAGCGAATGCTGGCCCTCGTATACAGTAGATGAAGACATATCAGTTCCTCCTTCCCGCGTAAAATGCTTTTCTTCCGATGTCGACGTCGACATCGTCGGCAACGCCGCCCGCCAAAACGCCGGTGTCAAGCACCAGCTTCATGTTGGAAATGCTGTTGCCCATTTTTTGTATGTTTTCAAGCATGGCATCCATTCGAGCCATTGTATTCTCCTCGCCGCTTCCATTTTGAACAGACACGGGCGTTGTAAAGGTTCTGGAGACACGGGAATTAATTCCGCTTGTATTCAGTCCGATACCGTAGCTTCGGCCGAACATGTTGCTTAGAGTTCCTTCCCCGGCGGTCACGTTGCTTAGATCAAGCACCGGCCTGATAGTCGGCTGCGTGTCAATGTCCTCCAGCAGCGTAGCACTGAGACCCGCCAGAATTCCCTTTGTTGATTCAATGGTGCTGTTCGCCATGGATTCGCCGGCATCCTCGGCCAGTCCGCTGCTCTTCGTGATTCCGATTGCGAGACCTTCCGAGGCGAATTGGCCAAGGCTCATAAAAACGCGGCTTGGGCTGTGTGAGTCCAGAGCCTCCTTCGCAGCTTCGTATGCGGCGACAGCCATAGCAACAGCCGCGTCGATGACTCCGGACTGCCCGAGGGCAATACCGTTTGCGACACCGGCGGATATGTTCTGACCTACGGCCTCAAACTGCGTGCTGACAGTCGCCAGGTTGATGGAAGCCAGATTATTCAGGCCCTGGACAAAGGTTGTAAAGATGTCTACATTTGTTTTATCTATATTTCCTGCCTGGTTGATGGCTTCGGAGATAGAGCTCATCAGAGAGACGATGTAATTCACGATGGAATTATCGTATTCATTTCCGTTGGCATCATTTTTCACGGAGGCCATTCCCTGCAGGAAGGTATTCAGATAATCTACATAACTTCCTACGTTGCCATAGGCGATATTGTTGCTGACGGTTGACAGACTTCCAATCAGGTCGACCACGGTGCTGACTACCTTCAAAGCGTTTATTACTTCATCCGCGTTACTGAATTTTCCGGAAATTTCTGTAGCAAATGTTGAGAGTCCGGTTCCGAGCCCGCCAATCTGTGTTCCTACGTCAGTAAGTTGTGATTGCCGTCCGCTTACAAGCGTATTAAGCGCCGCCCCAAGACCGCCGACTTTCGGAAGCCGGGTGCTTATGTCCTGCATAATCCCGATCATTTCATCAACTGTCCCGATAGCTGCTTTCGCAGCTTCCGGATCGAAAGGCTTTTTGCCTTCCTCGGTACCGGTGATCTGATCGCTAAAGTCACGCAGGCTCTGTCCAAGGGTTTCGAGCTGTACTCCGATGTCGGACAACTTAGGCGGATCTCCTGTCCAGATGCTGGCGATGCCGCCAACATCTTCCAGTTTTCCCTGCGCTTCGATAAGATTAGTGATGACCTCGACAGCTTTATCTACGATAGTCGTTGACGCAGTCTTTCCTTCCTCGATTTCGCTGTCGGTAATGCCCGTGTATTCATCTTCGCTTTTACCGGTTACCTTCATGGTGAAGTCCTTAAGGCCCTGTCCGAGGGCTTCCAGATCAGCACCAAGATCAGTAAGACTCTGCTTATTTCCTTCCCACCAGCTGCGGATCCCGCCGATCGTCGGCAGGCTGTTCGCTAATTCAGAGAAAGAAGTAAGTGCCTCTGTCGCTTTGGAATAGTCAATCGGCTTCATCTCGCCGGAGGCTTCGTCCACGACGGTAGTTGATTTGGCAAAAGCGGCCAGCGCGAGGCCGAGCTGTTCAATATTTTTGCCAAAGGTCTCAAGTTCATTGGGCTGGACCTCAACCGACTCTCCTGTCAGGAATGAAGCGAGAGCGGTGCCAATGGCCTGACCCATATCGATTTCGACCAGTTTTTCTTTAAGATCCTTGAAGAAATCCAGTGCTGCCAATGCCTGCTCCGTACCTTCGCCAAGCTGGCTTCCGGATTCTTCAAACATAACAAGTGCCCCGGCAAGTGCGGCCAATTGAGCACCAAAGAGCCCAAGCGCCTCTTCCGAAGGCATGTTTTCAGGAATTGTAAATCCGCCGTTTTCAGTCAGACTGTTGGAAATATCCCGCAGCAGACGAACGGCTCCGGCTACGTCAGGCGCGCCTTCCGCGTTTACGTCCATTCCGGTCGCCTCTTCAGCTCCCTTAGCGTAAAGCATCATGGCGCCTCCGAGTCCTGTCAGCTTGGCCGAAAGACCGTCAATGTCCATTGAGGCGATGGTATCCATATCTCCGGCACATGCGCTAAGTTCCTTAATCAGCTGCAGTGCGGAGTTTTCACTTAGATCGCCGACGTTTCCGGTGTGGCCTGCGAATATCTCAACTCCCGTACCTAAATCAAATAAAGCGGTAGTAAAAGCTTCCCGCTGAGAGGTATATCCTTCAAAACCGTCAAGGCTGGCCATCATGAGCTTAACCTTGTTTATAATCCGCTGAGCCTTGCTGAAAGCCGCTTCATCGACCTGATTCATACGGCTGCTGAAGTCTATCAGTAAACCGCTTGTCAGCGTAAGATGAGAAGAGATAGTTGTGAGTGCGGAAGAGGAAATCGATCCGATTACTATACCGCCAATATCCCCAAGCAAAGCGACCAGCATGTGTACAACGCGTTTGGCCTTTTCGATCCCGCCCTCGTCCACGCTGTTCATGCGAGTACTGAAGTCGGAAATCATACCGCTGAATAGCTTTAGATTCGCGGCAAGCGTGGTAAGCGAACTTCCGATCATGTTCATAACGAGGGAGCCTACCAGACCAAAGACCAGCATCAAGGCAGCCATTGCGGCGGAAAGAATCAGGATACCCTTCAGAGCGCCGGTAATCGTCATGCCTCTTGTGAGCGTTAAAGCGATCCCGATAGCCGCAACCAAAGCTGCAAGGCCGGCAGAGAACGCAATAATTTTATCCGTAGGCACGTTCTTGATCTCATTCAGCGCAATAGAAAATGCGATCATAATCACCGCAAGACCGGCCAGCAAAAGCAAGCTGTGTATCGCGTCAAGAATATCGTTGTCTTTCAGCATTGTCTTTTGGATTAACCCAAATACTACAATGATTCCCATCAGATAGGAACATGCCACGGAAATCTGCTCCCAGCTAAGGCCGGTCAGGCTGGCCATGGCAAATCCAAACGTCAGAAGAACCGCGGCAAGGCCGGCCATCATAATGGCGATTCCCGCTCCCTGAAGAACGTTCATATCGTCCACCAGATGAGTCATCAAAACCACGATGGCACTGACTGCGAGAAGACCTACACCCATTTTTGCGAGGCCTTCCCATGGCAGGTTCGCCAAAGGCAGCAATGCCTGCATCAGAACCCAGATAGAGGCAGCGACCATAAGAATGTTTCCCATTCCGGTTCCGTGCATGCTCTGAGTGTTATTGATGAACATACCGATAATCAACATCGTTGCGGCGAGACCGGCCCCAATTTTACCAAGCTGTTCCCATTCCAGATTTGCAAGAGGCATCAACGCCTGCATCAAAACCCAAATGGAAGCAGCCACAAGAATTAATTGACCCATTCCCGCGCCTTTAATAAAAGCTATCTTCTTAGTGAACATTGACAGCATTTCAAGAACTACAAACAGACTTATGCCCATTTTTGCGAGCTGCTCAATGCTCAAATCCTTTAGCCCCTGCAGAGAAAGGATCAGAAGTCCAATCGATGCGGCCAAAAGAATTAAACTTCCGCCGCCTTTTATGGACATGTTCCCGACTTTATTGCTAAACTCAGTCAGGATATAAAGGATGCCGACAAGCCCGATAGCCATCTTCAGCATACCTTCATACTCCATGTTCGCCAACGGCTTCAGGGCAAATATCAGCAGACCGATAGCCAAGGCCATGGCTGCAATGGAACCCGCCCCCTTGATGTTTTTCATGTCCTTGCCGATGTATTTCACCATCAGGCCAAGGATGGTCACAATGCCAAAGAGCCCGGTCAGCATCTTCATAATACCTTCCATGCTCATATTGGCGAGCGGCTTCAACATCAGCGTTAACAAACCGATGCCAAGCGTAATGCTCAGAATTGCGGCAGCAACGGCCGCGATCGTGGCGGTAAGGCCGATAGCGTCCTTCCAGTCCTTCAGAACGAACTGCTTCATGATGAACATAAACCCGCCAAGAGCTAGCATGACGCCCGTCAGAGCGGCAAAGCCCTTAAGCAGACTGTTGGTGTTCATACTGCCAAGAACCGCCACGGAACCAGCGATCAGTGCGATACCGATAGCAATCTTCATGACTTTATCGCCGGTGGATTCCAGCTGATCTCCGAATTTCAGCTTCAGACCGTCCTGCATAACGTCCTTCGCGCCCTGAAAGAAGCCACGCATGTTGTTCAGAAGGCCGCCGCCCTTACGGAGCACGCCTATCAGCTTAAACAATGCGTAACCGCCAAGGAATGACATGATCAGCCCGTACAGGTTGGTGCCCTTAACGATGCCTGACATGTCAGCCAGAAATTTTCCGAAGGAGCCGATACCCAGCATATCCTTCGCCCAGGTAAAGAGATTAAATTGATTTGCGTCTTTCTTAATATTGTCAAACAGATTAGCAAAGCCACCGAATATCTTCCGCAGCCATTTCTTAGCCACGCCAAGGATTGTTTTGCTGCTTTCGTCGGTTCCATCCTCGGCGCCCTCTTCTGCGAAGCCAAAGATGTAGGCAATCGTGCTCTGAAGATTTTTGCCGATACCGGGGATCAGAGAGAAAATATCATCGAACAGCTTGGTAATCGCCGTTTCCAGCCTTCCGCCAAGATCCTTCAGCTTGTCCCCGGTCAGCTCCCCATCAAACAGCTCGTTAATGATGCCGAGTACGCTGGACACAAAGTTCAGCACCGGAGCTCCGATCTTGGAAACAATTTTTCCAAGCAGCTTGAAAATATCGCAGATCGTCTGCCAGATACCCGCGAAGGTTCCGGCTTCTTTTCCATCGTTCAGGCCGTCGATAATGCCGCCGGTCAAAACATCAACGAATGTATTCACCGCGGCAATCAGTGGCTCAAGAGAATCCAGGAGCCCGTTAAAGAGCTTCTCGAGGCCTTCGCCCTCAACCGCGGAGTCCGCCATTTCATATACGCCGAGACCGAGGGCGCTGAGAAGACGAAGAATAGAATCGATGCTCTTTCCAAGATGATCCTGATCAAAGAGCTTGCCGAGGAATCCGGCTACATCTCTGATCACCGTATAGGCCAGGACAAAGGCCGCGTAAATCGCGTTCACCACATCCTGAATCTGCTGCCAACGGGTTTTCTGGGATCCGTCTGCGGAAGCGTTAAAGAAATCGTGAATCGCGGAAATAAAATTACGGACGTTTGTCACAGTCTGATCCAACTGAGAAGCGAACCATCCGTCTCTTGCGTCCTCATCGTCCCACATGGAAAGCACGTCGTCAGGTGCAAAAAGCTTCATCATGTTCCAGAAGCCTTCCTTGATGAGCCCGCCGATATCCATCAGCGCATCAAGAAAACCGTAAGCGCCTTCGTATGCGATTACTTCCCCTTCGTCCGTAACTTCCCCGACAATCAGACTCCAAAGGTTAGTACGGCCTCCACCATTTCCCCAGATTTCCAGCAGCTTATTTCGATATTTCAGCAGATCATCTAGAGCCGCGCCTACCTTATTACAGATATTGCTGAACAGTTCCATGCTTTCAGACAATTCGCCGAAGATAAGGTTGTAGCTGTTCATCCAGCCGGTACTCAGCTGGTCCTTCCAGGCATTCAATATATCAGTAAAGGTCATACATTTCTGGGCGGCCTCATACGCAGCTTTTCCAAGATCGTCGAGTTTTGTCGCCTTGTCAGCCACGTCCCTTGTGAACCATTTGTTTTTTAATGTCTCCTCAAAATTTTCAAGGGTTACGACGGTTTCCTTACCAAAGCCTTTCGCTGTCTTATAGACCGTTTTTCCAGCCTTATCAGTTTCTTTCTTTAATGTTCCTGCCGCAACGGCGGCATCCATAGCTGCCTGTTTGAATTCATTCGTCGCGAGGCCCGCCTCTGTCAAGCCCTCGGACCAGTCTTTTTTCAGAACAATATCATCGTCTCCGAGGGCATCCTTAATTGCACGCTTCTGTTCTTCAGTTGTCTCAATCAAGGGTTCGGCATTCAAATTAAATGCAACGGTGATTAACGACTTGTCCAGCAGGCCCTTCTCAAGGAACTTCTCAAAATTGTCCGCCGTAATTTTAATCTGTTTGCCGTTCTTGGCCATCGTCTTATAGACGGTCTCGCCTTCGTCGTTAACCTCTTTCAGAAGCTTCTTCTGCTCAACGGCGGCATCGATGATCGCCTGGCGGTTCTCCTGGGAGTCCATATTCAGGCTCTTCCATTCCTTGGCGTCGATCTTGTTGTCCTTACCAAGCAGCTCATAGATCTGATCACGTTGTTCTTTAGTGGTCTTTACACCTTCGGCGATTTCTCCACTGTAGGTGATATCGTCATAGTAATAGGCCATGAAAGACTTCTGCATGACCTCCGTGTCCGCCCACTTCTTGCTCAGCGTTTCGGCCAGGTTCTGATAGGTGACCTCCACCTGTTTGCCAAACTGCTTGGCAGTCATCACCTTTCCGTTCTGCTTGATCAGATTACCGGTCGCCAAACCAGCCTGAATCAGCTGTTCCTTATACTCCTTGGTCGCCATTCCGGCGTTCTCAATGGACTTCCAGTCGATCTTAGTCATGGCGCCGACGCCCATGGCCTGGCTCAGGTTATACATGGCCCGGCTGGCTTCCTGAATACCACCACCGGAACGGGCCGCCCAGTTGGCAATGCCTTCCATCTGTTTTTCCGCTTTCTCAAGTGGAACGCCAACGGAAGTGAACTTGCCGATGTTGCTGGCCATGTCCGTGAAACTGTAGCTGGTCCAGTCCGTATATGTGTTAAGACGCTGCATGACCTTGTAAACGTCCTCTTCGGACCGGCCGGTCGCAGCCATAATTGTCTGGACGTTCTTGTTCAACTGTCCAAACTTTTCAAAGCCAACGTTCACCTGATCAATGGTCATGCTGTTGAAGAACGCTTTAGCCTTGGCGGCAGCACTCTCCAGCCCATGGCGGACCTGGCTGAGCACGTATTCGCTGACGGTTCCCAGCCCTGTGAATTTATCCGCCAGCTTCTGAATGTTACTGGCCATCTGGTCGAAGGTCAGCTTCCGGGTCGCGTCCTCGAAATCCTCCAGACTTTTTTCACATTGCTCAAAATCAAGGGCTTCCTTGAACTTTTCAAGCGATTTCTCACTTGTGGCAATGTTCTTTTCAAAGTCCTTGTTGTCGAATTGCATCTGGACAATCCGGGTATCTGTATTGCTAGCCATTACCTTGTGACCTCCTTCCAGCTTTCATCTGCTATTTTTTCAAAGATTGGACGCATGGCAG